TATAAGTTGTATAAGTTGTATAAGTTGTATAAGTTGTATAAGTTGTATAAGTTGTATAAGTTGTATAAGTTGTATAAGTTGTATAAGTTGTATAAGTTGTATAAGTTGTATAAGTTGTATAAGTTGTTAGCTATTGTACAACTTCCCACTTATACATATTAGGTATTAATTTATACACTTGTTTAGGTCTATGTCTAAAGATGAAATGTTTACAAATATAACACTCAGCTATTTCCATACTCTTTGTTTGGGTTACACTTACAGGGAAGTGATTTAAACAGTTACACAATAAATCTTTTATTTTCATTATATAATTCCTCTATTGTTGAAGGAACTGAAACAATTCCCCTATACTACCATTTCATGTATCAGAATAGTGAATGGAACATTCAATTCTAGTTAAACGAAGTTTCACTTCATTCCCATATATATTGTTTATATGTTACGCCTTCTTCTAGACTCTATGTATTCTAACACATCAGAATCATATTTACCATTAATAAAGTTTACATGTTGGAAGTTACATCCACCTATTTTATAAGCATCATGAATATCATAACAGTGTAAAACCCTATAGTTTATCTTATATCCTGTATAAACACATGTAGCTGTTGTAGGGAAGTTATCTTTCCACACAATGTCTTTATGGAATTCTTCAAAGTTACCATCCTTAAAGTATTCTACAGCATGTGACCTATACTGGTATACCACTAGAACACGCACCTCATTCATGGTCAAAACCCTCAAATTTAACTTCTATAAGTCTTTCTTCTTCTTGTGTTTCTACTTTAGTACCTTCAATGTCAAAGTCATAACCTACATACTCTACATCAATGGTCATGTCCCAACCCCTATATTTCTCTTTTATAGTAATCATCTTAGCTATAACTTCATCGGGTGTACAACCATTAATACTTATACTGCTTCCTAGTGTTTTATTTAATTTCATAAGTAAGCCTCCTATCTTAACCAAGTTATTGGGTAATCATGTTGATTAGTATTATTTCTGTTTCTACAACAGACAGTTCAGCATAGAAGTGCATCATAGACTCACTTATAATAAAATCTAAGACACTTTCAGGAGTATAGTACATTCCACAGTCAAATTGTAACTCTTCTAAGGTTAAACTCTTAGACATATCCCAAATAACTTTATTATTATTGATGCTTTGTTCATTTGTCATGTAAACCCCTTATATTTCTCTTTTTATTTGACTGAAACGTAGGATACACCTACACCTCACCTTTGTCAACCCCTATACCCTAAAATATAATTAATATATACCTTGACTTTTCTCTTCTTTTAGGTTATCATTAATATAGACCTATATAGGGGTTATACAAGGTATATATATAACCTTATAAAGATAAATAATAATAAATAATAACCTAGTAATATATATATAATATATAAAACCCTATATACCCTTATAAAACCCTTATAAAGATAAATACTAATAAATAAAAATATAAAACCATTATAACGGTTATTATGGGTAATATACAAATTATAAAGGTTTATAAGGGTTTTTAGGGTAATATACAAATTATAAAGGTTTATAAGGGTTTTTAGGGTAATATACAAATTATAAAGGTTTATAAGGGTTTTTAGGGCTTCTAAACCTAAAAATTTGGTTTGATTCTTTGCTTTTAGTATTCCAGAACAACAGATTCCCGTTTAAGGCTCCTAAATAGCCCTTAGAGACATTTTAATAACAAGGTATACAATCACCCTAGTTAAGGCTTAAAGTGCCTCTAAGAGCTGTTTTATGAAGACTCAGGGGTATATACTTAATGATTCCTAAGTAAACTTACGCTTTCTATAGAATACCTCCTATTTCAGTAAGTCCACATAGCAGCTTCTTCTCGAAGATCAAAATGTAAGAATCTTGCACTCCAATTACCATGCTGCTTTACCCCAATTCCATTAATCAGAGGGTATTTAGCAATAATCCTCATAAGTCTAACAGCTTTACCTCCAGCTACCTGAATATCAATTGCTGCTCGTGTATGTTGTCCGGGTAATGCCTTAGCAAGTTCAACAGGGTGGTTTCTACATCGGTATCCAGAAGATACTGGCATAGTCTCTCCAAATTCTTCCCTAACAACACCCAGTATGTTCATTAACACGTTAAATTCATTATTTGGGTTGAGTTGTTCACAACCACATTTACACCTTAGTTCATCATCTGTAAAATACTTATATTTGTTCATACACTTTTACTCCCTTCTATTTGTAATTTTATTTTTCAGTTAAGTATTTATTATATATTTTGGGAAAAGTACACTCACCGCTTCTATGACGTATCTTCCATACCCTAGCAGAGACTTCACAGTGATCTTTCTCAATAGACTCTAATAAAAGGAATAAAATATTAACAAGCCAATTACCTTCACTGATATACCTCTTGTAGAGATATAACCTCCCACACATGCTAGCTCCTTTGGAGCCACAAGTAATGATATTAACTGCCTTACTCGGTACATACCCAAGGGCTTTATCTAATTTGAATAACATTAAGCTAGACCTCTTATTGTATACTTTAATTTTAAACAAAAGGGGAAAAGTTTATACTACTCTAGTAGAGGAAACAATTCCCTTTATGACTTTAGAGGTTAAACATCTTCCCCACGCAAGCGTTTAATTAACTTACCTTTAGTTTCTTGTTTATTCCCTTTAAAGCCTTTAGATATAACGAAAGCTACTAGGGCTACTTTGGTCATAGCTGTTAGCTCGGTGTCACTTGGAAGTTCATCTACAACTTCGTCAGGGTCTTGCGTAAGTTCTTCAGAAACTTCTACATGCTCAACAGCTTCATCAACACTAATTACTGAACCTTCTAAACCTTGTATTTGTTCTTCAACTACTTCTTCAAGATTTGGTTTGTCAAGCATAACCATAGTATATCCAGAATCTTCTAAACGAGCCTTATAGATACTTACTGGGGTTACTGATCTAATCTCACGACCATCAGCAGCAAGCTCTGCTACGATAGCTACCATCCCTGTCAGACCCCTTCCTTCAAATATCTTACCACAGTCTTTAACTCTAATGTCAAAGGAAGCCATTCGTGATACTGAACTTACTCCACCTGTATGTGCTCTAATATTACAAGAGGGTATTAGTCCTGCTTGTGATTCTACTATTACTTCCTGTATAAACTCTTGTAAGTTATTTGATTTAATTAATTTACTCATCTTCTAAATCCTCTTGTTGAAACGAACCATTCCAAGATTCGCTATACTCTTCAAAAATATCAAAGAAAGCATCTCCACTTCCTAAGCCCATTGTAGAAATATCCTCTCTGTTAGCAATTCTTCTCATAAGGGAATCACTACCACCTACATACTCGTGTATAGGGCTGTAATCGAAACAGAGACCTCTACACATGGTACACAAACCATCATGTTCCCCTGTTTCTTTTTGTTTATATCTTAATTCCATAGAGCTTATCACTCTATCGCACGACATACATCGGCTCACACATTGTACTCCTGTTTTTGAACGACTCACATTGGAATCATTAGTTCCGAACCTTATAATAGCCCGTTATATAGGTTCTATATATTACTTGTTTATTCGTTATAAGGTATTATATATCTCTTATATATGTTTACTTAAAGTAAAATTTAAAAGAGAAATAAGATAAAGGTAACTTCATATACCCTTATATGGTTTTTATTGTATCATGAGAAATCTGGTTTGTCAAGGGGTAATTTACAATTAAATCAATATTATTTTGATTATTATTACTTTTTGTAAGGATAACCCCAAATTATAACACAAACCTACCTAAAAGATATATAAATCTTATATAAGTATAAATAAAGCTTGACAAACGCCTCAACAGGTGTTAAACTAGCACTTAGAGATACAAGATTTATTTAAAGGATAAGCTTATGGCGAATTATAACTACAATCCTGATGTTGATAAGCCTATCTTTGATGTTGATGGTAACAAGCTTACAAGTATACCACATGCACCTAAAAAGCTTATATATAATGCTGATGGACTTAAGTTATCCAAGGTTACTCTGAACATACCACAAAAAAGTGGTTTTGGTACTAAAGAAAATGCCAAGAAGATTAACAGGATAGGAAGACCTAAAGGATCACGAACAAAAACAAAGAATACCTTACTCGACGCAATTAGTCGCTTTGAGAATTACCAATTAGATGCTGCTGAACTTATCGTAGCTGTTATGATGGGTGATGAAGCTAAAGTTGGTGGAGAGATTAAAGTTTCTGATAGGGTTGGTGCAGCTAAGTACGTTATTGAAGCACCTAGAAAAATGGATAAACCGAGTACAGATGAAAAGAGTGATTCACTCGTTGAAGATGAGGTTGAAGTAATAAAACCTTTGATTTCCCTTACTGTCTCGGATCGTTGACGGTAAACTTATGTTAAATAATAATAATAAAAATAAGAATATACCGTGTAATAACACTGGGGGTTTCTTGGTGGGGGTATGCTCATGATGGAACTTTTAGCTATGATGTGGAAACAACTAACTCATAATACTGCACTAGCGTTTATAGCTGTTGTCCTTATCTCAGGTTCTAATTCTTATGTAGCGTTAGAGTCCTCAAGAACAAACCATAACGTAGAAGCAACCAACAGAACAATGGTAGCCATTTCAGAAAGAAGTGAAAGTAATAGCCAGATTCTTGCAAAAACACAAAGAGATATGTTAAACTTGCAAGAGAAATTGTTTAACAGAGATTACGAACAGGATAAGGTTATTGCTCAAATTTATAGAGATATCCTTGACACAGAATCTCGTGTTAATAGACTAGAAGTACACAGTTTACAGAATAACCGAAAATAAGTAAGACTAGTCAGAAGATGCTAACCTGAACCATTAGGTTTACATAAAGGAGAAATCTTCCATTTTTATTTAAATAAATACTTGACATATAGAAAATCTGTGGTATATTAGTACATGGATAAGGGACAGGAACGGTTTCCTGCTTATCGTCACTCGTAAAGGGTTTAGCCGATAAATTACCCGGAGGTTGTATGAATATAGTATTCAACGTAGCAAAGTATTTACTCTGCATCGGGCTTATGGCACTAACGACAGTTGGTGTATTTGTGTGGTGTGTGGTACTAGGCAGTTACGCTAGTATCTTGTTCGGTCTAACGCTGATGATGATGTCAGCACTGTACGCTTATGGTACTATGAGATTAGTTACATGGTTATGGGTTCTTAAGTATGAGGACTTCATACGACCCAAAGAATAGAAGTGCTAGTTATAAGAAGCACGAAAAATAGTAACAGTAGCTACCTGTATAAAAGAAGCACTAATTAAAGAGTTTCTACTTAGGTGATAGCCGGGTAGACATGGTAGTAGATTAGGATAAATGTTGCATCTTTCTTCCGCTGAGTAGCCTATGTCGCTCATCTACCGAATAAGTTAATCGACGTATGCAAACGGTCTAAGTGGTTAACAACATACACAATTATAAGCTCGATTAGTTAACTCGGTATAACAAGGAACTTGTAATTCTTAGTAGGCAGTTCGAATCTGTCATTGAGCACCAAAAATTATACCCATTCTCTCTATTTCAATATAATATAATAAAAACTTACCCAACTGGAAAACTAATAATGGCAATAGCAACAGACATTGCAATTGATGGCACAGGAGCTATCTACTATAAAGGGGCTGTGCATGGTGCGGCTGGAGCCGGCTACTACACAGTAATTGAACTTCATAGATTTGTACAAGATTTAGCAGATGATGCTACTGCTGCTGGTGATGATCTTATTGATATCACAAGCACAACACCTTCCGACAGATCAACAGATAACATTATCTCTATCCTTACGGGTTACTTACTAGATGATACTAACGGTGCTGCTACAGACCCTATTACAGAACACTTGTATGATGGTTCTATTATTGAAGCAGACGGTACTATCTATGATGGTGTCGTGGTTATTGCTGGCGAAGGTATGGATTTGCAGATTATGCAAAACGGTGCTCAACTAGCCAATGACTACTGGAATACTATTCCGGATGGTCAGACTACCCCCGGTCTCAATAGAGATACAGCAAACGGTATCTCTCATAGATTTATGATTGAAGTGAACACTGCTGGCACACCTATTGACGGTAGACGTTTGATTGGTATGACTCGTGTTGACTTCTCTACAGACACAGTAGATGGTAAGACATTCTCAGAGTTTAAGATTAACGGTACTGCTCGTGGCAATAACGTGATGGCTCTGACTTTTGCGAATGACTTGAATGATACGTCATCTGCTGCTGCATTCTCCACTATCGCTAACATCAAAGAAGGTTATAATCTTTTAGATGTAAACAATGATACAGTAAACGAAGCATACTACTCACAGTGGAACAGAGATTCTTACACTATTAACCAATTCTACCAGAGAATGAAGTATTTGTCTCGTGGTGCTGCGGATAACGTAGGTACTCTTTACGGTATTGATGCTAAAATCTTCCGTGGTATTACACACGAAGTAGCTCTTACTGATCTAACAACTGGTATTTGGGTTGAACCTGAAGCATTGTCTTGGGGTACAGGCGCAACTGCTGGTACTGGACAATTACTTGCTATTGATAATACTGCTAGTGGTTCTGCTACTAAGTTATGGATGCAAATCCTAACAGGTGTTGCTCCAAATGCTAACACTATTACAAGTGCTACAAACGGTGCTACAGCAACAGCCGGTACAGTTGTAGAGCGTACAATCTCTACTCCTTTTGTTGGTGTATCAACTGGTACTTCACTTATTGGTTCATATGGTTTAGGTCTAGAAACAGCAGACCTAAGTTCTACAGATAAAGTGTTCGACTTAACAAATACACAGATTACACCACCTAACAATGTAACATTTACAGTGTCTGGTATTGTGTCTGGTGAAGATAGAGTCCTAGTTGGCCCTGATACAGGTGCTACTGCTCTTGCTGATGGTCAGTTCTTAGTAAGTACAGCTATTACAGGTGCTTCTACTTCACTTATTGTTAAAGTTGGTACAGAAACCCCCGGTACTGGTACTAACTCAGCTACTGATACACCTAATACTGGTACTATCCGTATCCAAGAAGATACTACAGGTATTTTCCAGCGTGTTGCTTATACTGGCTTTACAGTTGGTGCTGGTATTATGACCTTCACTGGTATTTCTGGCCCACCTATTGCCTCTATCAACAACAAAGTGTTCATCAGTTATATTGATACACTTGCAGGGGGTACTTCTGTAGCTTACTCTTCTGTTTATGTTGCAGATAGAGATGTATTTGTAAGGGTTCGTGATTCTGGTACTGCTGGTGATGGGTTTAGTATTAAGACTTTTGAAACCAAAGGTACAGTAGGCTCAAACGGCGGATCAACATCTGCTATTAGAACCTCTGACGAATAATAGAGTCCTCATAGGGGTAAATTTAAGAGAGGTTAATAGATGACAGTTACAGTTACTTGGGATGGCACTAATGGTGCTGGTGGTGATGGTGTTATTGATACCGCAGATAACGTAGGTAACTGGACTGCTATTAAAATTACTTCTGGTGGTCAAGCACCAACTGCTGTAGCTGCTGATGCTGCTTATGAAGGCACTAACAATGTTACCTGTCGATCTGATAACAAACGTGTATATATGTATACAGATATTGGAGTGGGTAACGAGTTAAACTTTACAGGTGGTGGTAACGCTGAAGGGGAGTTGATCTATATTTGGGTCAACTTCCTAGCAAGCTCTCTCTTGGGAACACAAGCTGCGGGTTCATTAGGTGTTTTTCTTGAATCATCTACACCTTCCTCTACTCAATACCACTTGTGGTACTTCTATGGGGCTGATAACTACACTGGTGGTTGGAAAAGGCTTGTACTAGATCCCACTAAGACAGTATCCGCTTCAAGCGGAACAGCTATTGACCTAACATCTGTTCGTTATATTGGGGCATTTGCACAAACAGTGGCTACTGCTAAGTTCGATAACTTTGTTGTTGACCAGTGTGCGGTTGGTAAGGGTATTAAAGTTACAGGTTCCTCAACATTAGGTTTGATGGAAGAGCTTCTGGCAAATGAAGAAGCTAATAGGTATGGGGTTTTAACCGCCCTAAATGACTCAGGAACAGCGTATCAATTATCGGGTAGATTAACTCTCGGAGATAATGTTGGTGTTCTTGCTTCAAATATCACAGATGAAGATTCAAAAATCTTCCTTGCTGAACCCCTTTACTATCAAGGTGCTGTTTTGGCGGCTGCTCCGTTAACTTATACGGGGTTGGATATTGTAGGTAATGCTACTGGAGCTACAGATGTATCTCTTGGACAGCAAGTAGGGACTACTCAAGGGCGAAACGGAATATCTATAATAGGAAATGACACCTATACTATGGATTTGGACACTGATGATACCGCTGTGGAATCTTCCGATTTCTTCGGGTGTACCTTAGAAAATATCACTGGTACTCTAAACATAGATGGTAATCATAATTTTGATTCTGTTACGATGGTTTCATGTTCTATATTGAATGTTGCAACAGGGATGACCATCAACAACCTATCTTCTGTAAATAGTGGTCAAATTATACTTACAGGTTTGGCAGCTCTTGTTGATAGTTTGGTGGTTAACAATGTAGCAACAGTGGCTATTACCGTAGCTGATCTAGGACAATTGACTAATTGTAGGTTTACCTCTGATGGAACAGGACATGCAGTAGATTTAGGTACAATCTCTGTAACAGACACTATGTCTTGGAATAACACCGACACAGGTTATGCTGGTACAAATGGAGCTACAGGCAACGAGACAATTCTTGTAAATGTAGCTACAAGCCAAACGCTAACAATCAATGTAGGTAGTGGGTACTCCACACCAACGATATATAACACCGGAGCTGGTACTGTTTCTGTTGTATCTGGACAGGTGACGTTAACTATCACTGTTAGAGACATTAATGATGCTACCTTATTAGAAAATGCAAGAGTTTATGTTACAGCAGCGGCTGGCGGCTCATTAACTGTTGGTACGGTTATTATAGATAAAGCTTTAACCAACGTTAGTGGTGTTGTAACTGACACTAGGAGTTATTCAACAGATCAACCTATTGAAGGTGTTGTACGATTTAGCACATCTCCTAATTTCTACAAGACTTCCCCGATATCTGGTACTGTAAATAATGCCAGTGGATTATCACTAAATATACAAATGATTAAGGATGTGTAATGTCGGACAGTATGGAACAAAGAAACATACTAACTCTCCACGAGGTTATTAAAGAACAAAGAACCAAAATTAATGATCTTATAATAGGGTTACAAACTACTAATAATAATATAGCTATCCTTCAGGCAGACTTACAAAATACCAAACAGATGATTGCTGTACTTAAGGGTATAGGGATGGGGAGTACGGTGCATAATTAATGGCTATCTCGATTGATTGGGGGCAGCGAATTATTAATATTCCTAGAGCTGATATGTCTCTGGTTCAATCAGTCCCCACAGAGATCAGACAGCTTAATTTAGACACATTCAGAAGAACTCTTAAAGATTTAGAAGATGATCCAGAGGGAATGCCCTTTCCAAATACACACAACCACAATACTACAGTGGAAGTAGGAGGGGTTCTTCTTTCTCGTGTTATAGAAATTATTAATGGATACAGTATTACTTTTGAAGACGGTCAATATGCTGTTAACTTAGTTGGTGCTAATTCTAATGTAGGGGATGTTGTTAACGTAAACCAAGTATCTGTGAGGTCTGCTAATTCAGCCGGTCTACAGGATTTGTCTACATTACTTTCCTCTGCATATCAAGGTAAAGTTGTACTAGATATAATAAGAGGACAGGCGGGTACAGATGTACCTATTGGAACCTTATTTAGTCCGAGTAATAACGCTATACAGGCTATTCAGATAGCAGATAATCAAGGTATTGATATCATAAGTGTTACTGGAGACTACACCTTTGACACTGGACACGACATAAGCAATAAGCGGGTAGAAGGTCAAAACATGACCTTGAGCACAATTATAATAGAACCGGGAGCCAATGCTTTACAGTGTGAGTTCTCTGAATGTCACTTACAAGGTACTCTTGATGGTGGGTCTACTGTAGAAAGGAGTCTAATCACTACATTAAATTATGTAGATGGCTTCCTACATGAGTGTGTTCTATCAGCAGGGTTAATTACATTAGGAAATAATGCAGTTGCTTACTTTCTACATTGTTACTCAGGTATTCCGGGGGTTGGTACTCCAACAATAGATATGGGGGGTACTGGACAGTCCTTGGCTATGAGAGGGTACAGTGGCGGTATACAGCTTAGAAATAAAACTGGGCCAGAGTCTGTATCTATTGATTTACAATCTGGTAAGGTTATCTTAGAAAACACAGTTGTAGCAGGAACTATTGTTGTTAGAGGTGATGGTAAGCTAACAGATATCAATGGTAATCACTTATTCTCTGGAACATGGAATGGTGGAGTTACTATAATCAATGAAACAACCAGTATGCTTCACGACCACACCTTAGAGTCTATTGCGGGTGCAGTATGGGATGAACGCTTAACAGGTGCTACCCACAACATCCCAACATCAGCAGGAAGAAGATTACGAGAATCCTCATCACAAGTAATCACAACAGGGACAGCGATTGGTTCAGGGACAGGCAGTAACCAGATACAATTAAACGGTGACGCAAGTACAATTGATAATGCATACGATCCCGCCTCTGTATCTATTGTTGGTGGCACTGGCTTTGGTCAATCTAGGGGAATCATACAATATGAAGGTTCTATTAAGTTAGCTACAGTAGATAGAAACTGGAAGGTAAACCCTGATAATACATCTGAATATGTTATTTTTGGATGGGTTGGCAGAGAGCATGTAAATGAAGGTTTGGCACAAGCTGGCACTGCTAATACAATTACACTAAACCTTTTAGCTAGTTCGGCAAATGACGTTTACATTGGTCAGCTTGTATTTATTAGATCAGGAACAGGTGACGATCAAGTGGGCAATGTTATTGCCTATGATGGGACAACTAAGATAGCAACTGTAGCTCATAATTGGGCTGTAATACCTGATTCAACTAGCGGGTACGCTATGCTTCCTTTACAGAGTAGTAATGACTTAGTAGCAGAGGCTGTCTGGACATATACGAGGCCATAACTATGGACGCTTGGAACACCTTGTTATCCACAAGTACAGCATCTTCTGGTGCTGATGCTTGGGTACATCTAAACAGTCAAGGGATTGGAGGGGGGTTTATAACTATCCCCGTATTATCTGAAATAAACATAGAAGTCTCAGGAATGGAAACTATTGCAGTTAATATTGCTGAAGAAAAGAAGATTCCTATTCTTATTAACGATAATACTATCTCAGTAAAAGACTCAGAATCAGAGATATCCGTATTTAAAAACAACACAACAATACCAATAATCAAATGCTAAAGGAGTATTAATTAAGTGGATTGGAGATATGATAATTCTACCGACTCCTTCAGTTTAGACATTGGGGAGTTTATATCAGCTAGAGGAATATTAATTGCTGACATTACTGAAGCAATCTATATGGTTAAAGCTTCTAGATCAGATACAGACTTAGCGGCTCTAGCCACACTTACCATAGGCGATGGTATTACTAAAGTTGCTGCCTCTGGAACAGAACCTGACAAACTTACTATCAAGTTTAGAGAAGCAGATTTTGGAGTAGGGTTCTTAGAAACAGATGCCCCACAATATTACACTGGAGCTGGGATTAAAATTGCAGGGTACACAAAGTACGTTGAAATGGACTTAGCTGATAACAGGCTAGTGATAATCCCTGATTTTATACACGATTAAAATTAAATTAAAAATAATGCTTGACTTTTTTAAAAAGCATGGTATATTAAATACATAGTTGATGTGGAGGCACAATGGCTAAGAAGCAATATGGCCCTGCATCACTAAAGCAGGAAATGTATGTAAACTCTAATGCAACTATCACCGTTTTTGGTGGTGCTGCTGGTAGTGGCAAATCTTATATGGGTCTTATGGACTTACTTAAGTGGGTACACATGCCATCATTTCGTGGTGTTGTTTTCAGACGTACTACTCCCCAACTTAAAGGTGTTGGTGGTATGTGGGATACAGCCCAAGAGATGTATACAGAGTTATTTCCTAAATTACAGGTAGCATCCAAAGATAGTAAAATAACGTTTCCATCTAAAGCTCAGATTATGATGAAACACATGGAACACGTTAAAGATAAATTTAACATCCAAGGATGGCAGATATCAGAAGCACTTGTAGATGAAGCTTGTCAGTTTGAAGAAGAACAGATTATGTATATCATATCTCGCCTTCGTAACACTACTGAAAAAGACTTTAAATCTCACCTTAAAATGACTTGCAACCCCGATTACGATTCTTTCTTAAGAGTATGGCTAGAGAAAGCACAATACTTAGACAAAGAGGGTTTTCCTATTGAAGAACGTTGTGGGAAGTTAGTTTATTGTGGGCAGGTATCAGGTGGTATGGAGTTTGAACAATCCCTAGAAGATTGGGAAGAAAAATACCCAAAATCTACACCTTTAACCTTTTGCTTTATTAATGCTACTTGCAAAGATAACCCTATCCTTCTTGAAATGGAACCAGATTATCTTTCTAAACTAGAAAACTTACCTAGAGTAGAATGTGATAGGTTGTTACACGGAAACTGGTATGCTCGTGAAGAAGCATCTGGTTACTGGAAAAGAGAGTGGTGTGGAGACCCCATATCGCTATACCAAATCCCACAAGGGCTTAGAACAGTTCGTAGTTGGGATATGGCAGCTACACTACCTTCAGAGATATACCCTGACCCCGATTTTACAGTTGGTATTAAAGGTTGTGTTGATGGGGAAGGTACAGTGTACATAATGGACGTTAAGAGGTTCAGAGAAAGACCAGCCGGAGTTATTGATAAAGTATTAGGCTCTGGTTTAACCGATGGACAGGATTGCACTATAACAATCCCGAAAGACCCCGGTGCTGCTGGCAAGGCTGCTGCTGATAATGTAACTTCTAAATGCTTTGAAGCTGGATTTACATGCAGACAGAAACAAACAAAAACAGGTAAAGATAAAAGATTTGAACCTGTAGCTGCATTAGCAGAAAACGGAATGATTAAAATAGTTAAAGGGGATTGGAATAAAATATTTCATGATGAACTTGAGGCTTTTGGATCAGGAAGAGGACACGATGATATCGTTGATGCTATAGCCGATTTAGTGCATGAACTATGTCAAAGAACAGCAATACCAAGCTTCTCTTGTCCAGATGGACTTTTACAGACAAACCCATTTAATAACCCCTTGAGGATTTAAACTTTGAGTAACAACCCAACAGATGTAAAGCTCCTCAGTGAGGCTGCTAGGGTGGTTATGCCTGAACTAGGAAATTCCGGTTTAGCTAATCCTCTAGGACTTATTAGGGATGACTTTTATAGAGAGCTTGAATACCCTTTAGCTGCAAAAACCTTTAAGAATATGACATACCACCCTACTGTATCTTCAGCTATTACAGTTATTGAAGACACTATTCGTAGAGTTAATTGGTCAGTTGAAGCTCCTAAAGATGCCACTCCTGAAATGAAAGTACGAACAAAGTATATTGAGTCTTGTATGCACGACATGGATAGGACTTGGGCAGAATATATTCAAGAGTTCTTATCTATACTTATTTACGGTTTCTCCGTTAATGAGAAAGTCTGGAAAAGGCGTACAAAAAAGAATAACAAGTCTAGACATGATGATGGTTTAATCGGTTGGAAAAGATTACCTTCTAGAAGCCAAGCATCTATCAAACGTTGGGTTTGGGATGACGAAGGTAGAGACCTCATTGGTGTTATCCAAGACCTTTCACAAGTTAAAGGTGGTAACCTTAGATATAACGTTGATGGAACCTTGATAGGTATTCCTAGATCAAAATTCTTACACTTTAGACACAATGCACAACTAGATAATCCAGAAGGAAATTCTCCACTTAAACAAGTGTTTATACCTTGGAGTTATCTAACTACTATTGAGGAATATGAAGCAGTTGGAATTAGCCGTGACATGAACGGTATGCCAATGATTAAGCTTCCCCCTGAATACATGGCAGCGAATGCCTCTGATGATAAGAAAGCTGTTTTTGAGTATATGAAACAAGTTATCAGAAACATTAATGCTAACGAACAATCTGGATTAGTATTTCCTAAGTTTGTAGACCCTGATACTAAAGCTGATGCTTTCGAGTTTTCACTAGTTGGTACTCAAGGTAATAAGAACTACGACACTGACGCAATCATTCGTAGGTACGAACAGAAGATTCTTATGACCTTCTTAGCTGATGTACTTCTTTTAGGTCATAGTGCTGTAGGCTCTAATGCGTTAGCTTCTGAAAAGTCAAGTCTTTTAGCTGTTAAAGTTGAAGCTATCTTAGCTCAAATTGTAGACATTATTAACACAGACTTGATACCACATACCTTCCGTATGAACGGTTGGGATGACACTATCACACCTAAACTTACTTTTGACAGTTTTGAAGATACTTCTTTAGATGAAGTCGGTAAATTGGTTCAACGTGCAGTATCTGTTGGAGCTATGTCTATTGACGAACCACTGTCTAACTACCTGAGAGACCTTATAGGGGCTTCTGACGCTGATCCTTCAGCACCAGTGCTAATGCCCTCTGACTCTATTAGTAGTGCAGGAGAGGGTTTTAAAACGGCTGGAGAGGGTACTGCAACTTCTCCCGGTGGAAGTGATAGTTCAAGTAACAATAATGATAACGCGAGTTAACTTATGACAGATATAAAAAGTGATCTACTAAAAGCTTTCACAGAATTGCTTGATAAAGCTATTGGTGATCCAAATAAAGAAGTTGAAGCTTTAGCGGTTGTTCCTGAAATTACTAAGGCTGTTGAAGTAGAACAACGGAAGGCTCTATTTATTGTTCTAGAGCCATGTGGATTAGATAACCCTGATTTACACGGGGATATTTATACCGCAGAAGAAGTTGAGAAAGCAGCAGATAACTTTAATCGTTTCTGTGGAAAAGCAAGCATTCAACATTTAGTTCAAACAGAGAAAGCTGAAATACTTGAATCTTATATTACACCTGTGAGTTTTGTACTAGATACAGGTAAAGTAATCCAGAAAGGTACATGGCTCCAAAACTGGTATTTCCCTGAGACAGAAGATGGGGAAATGTTATGGAAAGATGTTAAGGAAGGTAAATTCACCGGACTAAGTATTGGTGCTAAAGCAACTACGGAGGAACTCTAAATTGAGTATCACGCCTAAACGTAAACTAACAAATATAGACTTCTCTAGTGAGGGTTGCCATGTAGCTCTTGTTGATAAAGCTGCTAATGGTCATGAAGTTCTTATCATGAAAGCAGTAGAAGAAGAAATTAATAAAGCTGAAGTACAAGTTAAAATGGATGTAGTTAACTTCCTAACAACTTTCTTCAATATGTGGTCTTACGAGGCTGCTACATTGGCAGAAATATTCGGGGTAGAAACTGACTATTTTGATGAAGACTTTAAGTTTGAAGAATTTAACTCTATTGGTGCTTCTGAGGTAACACTTATGAAAGCTGCTAGTAAGGTTGAAAAGACTGAGGAATCCCTCGTCGATTATATAGGTACTCTAGAAATGGAAGACCTAAACACTCTCAAAGCTTTTGCTGAGGGATTTAATGAAAAACTACAGGAACATAGCAATATGACTGACGTTAATAAAGCTGCTGAAATAGAAGTAATTCTTGCTAAAGCAGTAGAAGAAAAAGCAGCAGTTCAGAAGTCTCTCGATGAGGCCAATGAAAAGCTAGAAGCTATCCAAAAAGCAGAACAAGAAAAAGTATCTGTATCCTTTATTGAAAAAGCTAAAGGCTTTGGTGCAGAAACTGATGATTTAGGTCTTGCTATGGCAAGTATCTCTGCTTCAGAAGAAGGGTTGTTAGTAATTAAAGCTTTGGAAGATGCTTACACCAAGCTTAATGACACTATCGAAAAAGAAGCTGGTTTTTCAGGTGAGGCTAAAGAAGATACAGAAAGCCCTATCTTGAAAGCTATGCAAATTAAATATAAAACTAAAACAGCGTAATCTAGGAGATATTAAATGTCTGTACTCGCTACTGAAAAAGCTCGTCTGAGCAATCTTGTAAAATACGAAGAAGGTGGTCAAAACTACTTTTCTCGTGACGAAGTAACCGCTATTCTTGGTCAAACAATCAACATCGGTTCTGTACTTGGTAAAATCACTGCATCTGGCAAATATATCCTATCTGACGCTGACGCTGCAGATGGTTCTGAAGTTGCTGCTGCTGTCTGCTTGCAGAACCTTGGTACTCTTGCTGCTGATGCACAGTGTATTGTTCTGGTTCGTGATGCTGTCGTTAACCAAGAAGCTCTCGTTTGGGATGCTCTGAATGACGCTCCTGAAATCGCAATTGCTGAAGCTGAATTGGAAGCCCTCGGCATTCTGGTTCGTACTGGTCAATCCGATTATACTTTCGTAGTATAATTAAAATAACTAATTAAGGAAAATATTAAATGTCTAATATCGTTACTCTAGGTGACTACAATAAGTTCACCGACCTTACAGATGCAATTCAGTTTGTCCCTAATAAGTGGACTCGTATTGGTGATCTTGGTCTGTTTACTCCCCGTGGTACATCTCAACTGTCCGTGACCTTTGACCGTGTAGATGGAAAATTGTCTGCTCTGGAAGCTCGTCAACGTGGTGTTAACCCTCAATATGGTTCTAACGAAATCGTTAAAACTTTCAGCTATGCAACTGCATACTTCCCAGCTAACGATAAAGTAGCTCCTGAAGATATCCAAGGTCGTCGTCGCCCCGGTGCTGCCGATCAAACAGATATGGTTACTGAAGCTGTTGCTCGTAAACTAGAAAACCTTCGTATGGCTCACGCACAAACTCGTGAATATATGGAAATGCAAGCACTGAAAGGTCTTGTTAGCTCTCCAGATGGTACTGTTTTTGCTGATCTGTACACTGACTTCGGTTTCACTCAAAAGTCTGTTGACTTCTTGCTTGGTACTGCTACTACAGACGTTGATGCTAAAATCCGTGAAATGATTCGTCATATCGAAGATAACGCATTCTCTGGTGGCTCTATCGGTGGTATCCGTGTATTGGTTTCTCAAGAATTCTTTGATAAACTGATTGGTCACGCTAACGTTCGTGAAGCCTACACTCACTACCAAGCTAACAACCAAGTTGGTGGTGGTCAAGTTCTTCGTGATGACCTTCGTCGTAGCTTTGCTCACCAAGGTGTAATCTTTGAAGAATACCGTGGTTCTATCACTAAGATGGATGGCACAGTTGAGCGTATGATTACTGCTCAAGAAGGACACGCTTTCCCTACTGGTGCTGAAGGTATGTTTGAAACATGGTTTAGCCCTGCTCACCACATGGATTATGTTAACACTGTTGGTGAAGAAGTTTACGCATGGTCTATCCCTGCTGTAGATGGTAGCGGTATTGAGATTTACTCTCAGTCTGCTCCACTTCCTTTGTGCAAACGCCCACAAGCTCTGGTTAAAGTTCTTACTTCTAACTAAGAGTTATAAGATACGGGGGGCATTAAGTTGCCCCTTTTATTTTTATGTTTTTACTAAGAGGATAATATGGCTTTTCCACAAGATAGTTTAGACCCAGCAACAAATGCTGTGGACAGAGTAAGACTCTTAGTAGGGGATGTTGATCCCGGTGATGTTGAGTTTGTAGAACAGCTTTACATTTACTTCTTAGATAGTAATGCACAAGATGAAAACCTTTCGGCTATACAAGCTCTTAAAGCTCTTGTAGCTAAATACGCAAAGGCAATGGATGAAGTTGTAGGTGATGTACAAATCACCCTTAAACAGCGTTATGAAGGCTACAAAGACCTTCTAGATACTTACCTTAAAGACCCTGCTTTCGGATTCTTAGGGACTATTCAACCTTATGCTGGTGGATTAAGTTACTCTGAAGGAAGAACAGATCAATTAAATACAGATTTAAGAGGTGTATCATTCTCAGTTGGGTCTTCTAAAAATAGAGGACAGCTTGGTTATGATGCAGCTTACTACAAAAGTAATAATGGTTTGTTTGAAATCTGAGGTTAAATATGCCATCAATTAGAACAACTGTTAAAGTAAAGATGGATACTAAAAAATTTAAAAAATTTAGTAGTGCTTTTAAAAAACAAAAAGATGTAACTGTTAAAGTTGGTCATTTTGGAAGTAAGACACATGGAGAAGGCCCAGAAACAATAGCTGGTGTCTCCCTAATAAACCAACAAGGTAATAGTGAGATTCCTGCAAGACCTTATATGGAGTACGCATTAAGTAATCCTGAGTTTTTAAAGGCATATAAAAAAGCCTTAGCAAGGATAGCGGTTGGTAAGTCTACAATTACTAAAGAACTCCCAAAATTAGGTGAGATGCTAAAAGAGATTATGGTTAGAGTTATTCAATTAGCTGGCCCCGGTTTCCAACGTAACTCAGCAGCAACTGTTGCTAGAAAGGGAGCAGATACCCCTCTTATAGAGACCTCAGAACTAATGGCTGATATTGAAAGCAAGTTAGTTAGAGATACAGGTAATAAACGTAGAACAGGGTTAAATACGGTGGCTCAATAATGTCAAGTACCTTACCACAGTTATGTACTCTCTCAGGGCAAACTGTTGATAGAAAACGTAGAGGTGTTTCCACTTATGTAGGTGGAAGATTAGTAGATGGTACAGACACACTTACCACAGGCTACTTTGCCTCAGTACAACCCCCTAACAGAGACCACATAAATTACATAAATCAATCCTTAGAAGGGACTAGGACTAAAGCTTGGATATCTGTGTATTGTGAACTTAATACTTTCAGAGAAGCAGACGATAGAAACAACATAAGAGCAGATATCGTTATATTCGAAGGAAATGAATACGAAGTTCAAAGAGCAACACATAGAACTGGTAGACACTTAAACCACGATATGATATTAGCTGTGAGGTTAGATTAATGGCTATAGATATTAAAGCTCTAGAAGACAGCGTACAAGCTATCCTAGAGCCTGTAGTACAGGCAATTGATGCAGCAGCTATATTAATTATAGAGCCAAATAACGGAATTGTACCTAGTACATCTTACGCCTCAATGAAGACTTTCCCACTAAGTAAAACTGGGTTCTCCATTGTAGGTGACGTAGATGATAATGGGGACATTCCAGTAAGAGCGGAATATGATATTACTTTCCAATTCTCTTCCTTTGGCCCTAACTCAAAAAACATTATATCAAATTTAAGTTTTGCTATTACGGATAATATTATTATTCACGAAAGCTTAACTTCTATAAACCTCTTCCAATTCGATTCACCGATTATTACAGATATACCTGTGTTCGAAAATACAAATTGGGAAGAGAGGAACCAATCTACAATATCATTTCACTACGCCCATGAAGAACTTGTACACGTTAGTTTAATTGAACAAGTTACTATTGATGGTCTGTACAGAGATATTGCGGATAATATTGTATTACAAACTTCCCAAACTATAAACGCCCCTTAAAGGACAAAATAAATGAGTGATATTGAACAAATCATTGATGTACAGGTATCTCGTGAATCTACTGCGGTAACGCAAGCTGGATTTGGAGTTATGATGTTTCTTGATCTACACAAAAGGTTTAATGAAAGAGCCGCAGAATATTCTAACTTAGCAGCTATGGTTAGTGCTGGTTTTGAAGTAACAGATAAAGCTTATCTTGCTGCTTCTGTATACTTCGGTCAACCTATTTCCCCTACTAAAATAGTCATTGGTAGACAAGCTGCTGCTGACGTACAGGTAATTACTTATCTTGCTGCTGCTGGTGCTGGTGAAGTATACACAGTAACTATAGATGGTGGTAATGGCCCTGAGATCTTCACATACACATCTACTGGTGTTGAAACAGCAATCGTTGTTGCTGCTGGTATGGAAGCTCTAGTTAATGCCTCTGGTACTTTAGCGGTTACTCACGACGATGCTGCTGCTGATGGTACTGCTACACTTACTCCTGATATTGCTCTAGCTCCATATACTCTTAAGCTTTCTAGTAATATTACAGACGCACTAACTACTACTGAGACTCTTACAGACGCTCTTGGGTTGGTTGATGCGGCTTCTGACTTCTACGGAATATCTACATATACTCACCTTGAAGCTGATATTCTTGAAGTCTCTGCTTATGCAAACGCTGGTAAATTTATCTACGGATACTCAACAGCTAATGCTACGGACAAGACTACAGCCCTTACAGCTATTGGTGGTCAACTAGAAACTTTAGCCTATGACCGTTCTTTCGGTACTTGGGATGAAGAAGCTGGTGTTGGTAATAGTGATGCTACTGAGTATCCTGAAGCTGCTTGGATGGGTGATAGGTTCCCTACTGCACCCGGATCATCTACTTGGATGTTTAAAACTTTAAGTGGTATCTCCGTTGACAACCTTACTACTATAGAGTCCACTAACCTACGCAACAAAAGTATTAATACTTACGAAACTATTGGCGGTGTCAATATTACTCGTGAAGGTAAAGTTGCTTCTGGTGAATATATTGACGTTATTCGTGGCGTTGATTGGCTTGAATCTAGAATGGAAGAAAGAATTTATAGTAGGTTTGTAAATCTTCCTAAGATACCTTATACAAATGCTGGTATTGCAATTATCGAAGCTGAAGTTAGAGCACAATTGCAAGAAGCTATTACAGCAGGGGTTATTGATGGAGAACAAGCTATTATAGTAACTGTTCCTAAGATTTCTCAAATTAGTGTCAACGACAGAGCTAACAGAATCTTACCAGCTATTACTTTTGAAGCTAAACTTGCTGGTGCAATTCATAAAGCTACTGTACGCGGTACTGTTACAGTATAACCGATTATTGGAGGTATGCTTTTGTCCTCTCTCGCACCCTCACGGGTATAGGTATGCCTCCTGCCTAAGAGAGAGAGACATTTATACTTAATTCATAGAAGGAATAATTATTGTGGCAGTAAAAACATATAGCCCTAAAGATATTACAGTTATTGTAGCTGGTACTATCATCACTGGATTTGCAGAGGATACTTTTGTTACACTTGAAAGAGATTCAGACGCATTTGTAAAAATTGTAGGTGCTGACGGTGAAGTAGCACGTTCTGCTTCTGCTGATCTATCCGGTACAATCGTCCTAACACTCTTAGGCACAAGTAATAGTAACGATATACTCTCTGCACTTTCATCAGCAGATCAACTTTCTTTGTCTGGTGAATTCCCGGTTCTTATTAAAGATGAACTAGGTAATTCTCTACACACAGCACCTTCCGCTTGGATTCAAAAGACCGCATCCAAAGAATACGCTGCTGAAGTTGGTGATAATGAGTGGACACTACAGTGCTCTGAATTACTAGAGTTCGTAGGAAGTAACTAAATAACACTAAGATAATAATCTGTATAAGGGTAACAGTAAGACACCTCATACAATAAACGTTCTATTTCAGTGATATGATCCTTGGTATGATTTAAAAAGGCCAACTTAACCTTATTTGGAGGCAAATACATATGACAACTATTATAGAAGATAAAGAAGTAACTATAGGCGAATCAGATTACAGAATACAACCTTTTCCAGCCTTTAAAGGTCTTACTATACTTAAAAAATTAACAAAAATTTTAGGCCCAAGTATGACAGCCCTAATGGGTAGTTCTGATGGAGGAGAAGTTGAAGTAGGTAGTCTTGAGAAAGCTATTGAATTGCTTGTAGAGAATTTTGATGGTGACGGAGTGGAAGCTCTTATAAAAGATTTGATAGGTTCTGTAACTAAAAACGGAAAACCTATTCAATTTGATATTGAATTTATGGCTGACTACGGAAAACTGTTAAAGCTTGTAGCGGAAGTTGTTAAACTTAACTATGCTTCTGTTTTTCAACTAGGCGGTTTTCTCCAAGATTAGAGTCTGAGGGTAAAGAGAAATCGTCGTTACTTCTTAGAATTGAAAAGAAATCAGAATTAAACTGGTTTATTTGGAGGCCCATTCTAGCTAAAGTTGTTACTCTAGAAGAATTAAAAACCTCGTATACAACCCAAGACTTGTATGACTTACATGAGGCTTTAGACATTAAACAGGCAATAGAAGAAGCTGCTAGTGAAAAAGCCAAAAAAGCGAAGTAAATATTATTAATTTAAGAGGTTTTAATGTCTAAGAGTGTACAAATAGCCAGCGTCTTTACCGCTATTGGCTTCAAAGTTAATAAGAAAGATTTAGACAAGCTTCAAAAACAATTAGTCGACCTCAAAAAACAACTAACTAAGTTACAAAGTGTTGCGAAGCTTAATATAAACCCCAACACACAAGGACTGCAATCAGCTCGTAGAGAGCTTATGGGCATTAACAGAGAACTAGCTAAGATAAAAACTAAAGCGATCAGGGTTAATGTTAACCGTGGTACTACAGGTAGCGGCGTTACAGGTAGTAGAGGATCAACTGCTAGAGGTGTAGCTGGTGGTGCTTTTGCGGGTAGTGCTTTATCAGATGCAGGGCAGTTTAGTAGGGGGGCTGGGGCGGTAGGTATAGCCGCTTTTGCAGGAGCTGGTATATTCCAAACTACAGCTAAGATTGATGCTATTAAAAACGCCTTGGGTGCTGCCGCTGGTGGTGCTGAAGAAGGTGCAAAGCAATTTAAATTTCTAGAAGATACATCTGAAAGAATTGGTATTAACTTAATTGATAATGCTAGATCCTATCAAAACTTCTTAGCTGCTTCTAACGCTGTAGGTTTTAGTACAGACAATGCTCAGAAATCTTTTACCGCTACTGCAAGTGCAGCTAGAGTATTAGGTTTGAGTGCTGCGGATACTAATGGTGCTATGAGAGCGATGACTCAGATTCTGTCTAAAGGTACAGTACAGGCTGAAGAATTGAGAGGCCAGTTAGGTGAGAGAGTTCCCGGTGCTGTAGGTATGATGGCGAAAGCTGTTGCTGAGATGCAAGGGAAAACTGAAGTTACCGTACAAGAACTAGGTAAGATGTTAGAACAAGGGGAAATCATCTCTAAAGATGTTATGCCTTTCTTCTCTAAACAATTACTTAAAATGGCAACTGCCCACGGAGCATTAGAACATGCTCAAAAGACTCCACTAGCTAACTTAGAAAGAATGAGGAATTCTTTTGTTAAGTTTCAGGATGCTATTGGTAGATCAAACTTTGTTTTTGAATTATCTTTATTGTTTCAACAACTATCAACTGGCATGAAAGAATCTACTAAAGAGGGTACTATTCTTGGGGCTGCGCTGGGTATTCTGATGAATGTGTTCCAAGCAATAGCTGGGATACTAACAGCATTTCCGGGTTGGCTTAAAGCCCTCTTTGTGATTTGGGGGGCGTTGATGATACCCCTGTTAATTCCTTTATTGGCTATAGCCGCAGTATTACTTTTAATTGATGACTTTATTAGTCACATGCAAGGTAAAGGTGGTTTCTTTACTGATCTATTAGGTGAGGATGGGTTCTTTAAATTCATTGATAGATTTAAGTCTGAAATGGAAGGTATTGCTGATGCTTTTTGGGATAGGTGGATAGAAAATCTTACTTGGATTCCAAGAAAAGGAGCTAAGATAGGTCTAGCCGCAATTAGTGCAATAGCCAACCCTAAACAAGCTTATGATAAAGTCCAAGAATTCAGAGCTAATAGGGAGGCAACTGAAAGGGGTCTTACTTTATTAGTACCTGAGCAAGGCCCACCAGAGGACACTAGAACAATTTTCCCTGTTGGTGGAAGCCCTGTTGAAGTAATCATCTCCACAACAGAAGAATTGTCTGCTACCGTTAAAAAATATGATAGAGGAGGTTAGTCTTGGCTGACTTAAGACAGACACTAAACAGACACTCTTTCTTAGAAAGATCAGATGGTGTAAAGCTATACTTCGATGCAGTTACTCGTAGAACCGATGCTAAAACTGCAAGAGTATCAAATCATCCAGTAGAGAATGGGTTTATTATTTCCGACCATGTACTTGTTGAGAACACTAAGTTGAGTGTAGAGGGGATTATTAGTAATGCTAATAACTCCCTTCTTAACAGAGCGGTGGGTATTATAAGTGACCAAGAATCAGCTAGACAATTCTTGAACGAAGTTTTTAATGCTAGAAAAGTAGTCACTTTAGTAACTCCAGAAGAAATTTATGATAATTTGATTATAACTTCCCTACAATTTACTAAAGATAAACCTACCAGACAAGAAATTAACTTCTCTTTGAGGTTAGAAGAGATTAGAACAGTGGTTTCTAAAACTGCACTTGTCTCTGCTAAGACAGTGGACGAGAGTATACTAGAAGCTATCCAAAATGAAAATAAATCTGGTAAAGTTACTACTAGTACAGTAACAGGAGATGTAACTGCGCTGAAAAGAGCTGCAACAACTTTACGAGAAGGTCTTCAAGTTGAAAGATTTTTAGACAATTTACTTGGGAGACCTTAAGGGATACTTATGGCACTAGAAATAGAATTAAACCCAATAGCTTTTAACACTTTCTCTGTCACTCTAGACGATGAAAACTATGTATTCCAAACTATATGGAGCAGTAGAGGAGATTTTGGAGGTACTTGGAGACTTAATATTCTAAACGGACAAGAAGAACCTATAGTACGCGGTTTAGCCCTGTACCCAAACAGGGTTCTTAATGGCGAATATTTTTATAATAGATCACCAAAAGGTTTCTTGGTGGTTACAAACGACAGTCCCGATAGACCAACCTTCGAGTCACTAGGCTCTACTTTGAGGCTTTTCTATATAACTGAGGAGGAACTTCATGGGGGTTTTGTATAACAGAAGGTACAGTCTGCTTATTGGTGAGACTAAAGCACAAGGGGTCTTAGTTACTACTGAACCCTTAGAAAGTGATACAGCCTCTGTCAACAATAATGTACTTAATATTGAATTTTCTATCACTAAATCTTATAAAGCTGATGCTAAAAACACAGCTAGGATTACAATTTATAACCTATCAAATGAAAGTATAGATAAGATTGTAAAAGATAATAAAGTTATACTAAAAGCTGGGTATGAGTTCGACGGGATTAGACCTATATTTTTAGGTCAAGTTGAAAACGTTTCCTCAGAAGTTCATGGAGAAGTTGTAAAGACAATAATCAATTGTATAGACGGCTATACTACGATTAGAGAAGGCTTTACAGCAGAAACGTTCAGCCCCACGACTACAGTAGAAACTATACTAAGAACCATAATTACTCAAGACCTTGGGTTTGCTAATCCAAGAATGAATAACGGTAAGTTAGGCCCAAACACAGGATTAGCTAAGATTTATCAAGGTGGTTCTGCTAAGGTAGGGGATAGTGCTGAGATAGTATCAAGAATTTGTTCAGATAACTTCCTTACATGGAATATACGAGATGGGGAAGTGTTTGTATACCCTGTAGATGGTTCAACAGGGATAGAGGTTCCATTAATTAGTGCAGATTCTGGTATGTTAGGAACCCCCCGTAGAGCACAGGACAATTCTAACAAAGCTAAAGACTCAAAAGAATTAAAAGATATTGTTAAGGTAAAAGTTTTACTCCAAGGAGTTTATAATGTCGGGGATTTAGTTAAAGTTGAATCTCTGTTTACTAATGGATTATACAGGATCAGCAAACTAACACACAAAGGGTCTTATGATGGTACTGATTGGGTAACTGATTTGGAACTATCAGAGGGAGTTAAAGTATTATGACAGCAACCTTTACAGAAGCAGTAGATAGTCACATAAATTCAGCACTATCTCTCTTAAGTACGGCTATTCCTGCCAAGATTTTAGCATACAACCCTTCTACACAAAAAGCAGTAGTAAAACCTCTAGTCGAAGTTCTACTAAAAGATAACAGACAGATACCTTATCCAGAACTAGAAGATGTTCCAGTAGTATTTCCTAGTACAAGTAACTCTATGTTATCTTTTCCTATTAATATTAATGATACCGTGTTACTTATTTTCAGCCAAAGGTCTATTGATACTTGGTTAGTTTCTAATAGTACGGAAACAGTAAACCCACAAGACTTTAGAAAGCATGATTACTCAGATGCAATCGCCATTCCGGGGTTGTATAGTTTTCCAAGAGCACCTAACGATCCCCTGAAAAGAACCTTAGTCCACGATACAGATGACCTTGCTATTACACATAACATAGGAGGCTCTACTGAGAACGAGATAAGACTTAAAGCAGACGGTTCAATTAGAATGAGTGCAGGAGCTAACACTAAACTTACTTTAAACTTAGATGGGTCTGTTGTATTAGACGCTCCAACATCACTAACTGTTACAGCACCCGTAACAACTTGGATAGGAGATATCAATCAACAGGGAACATTCACAAGCGATACTGATGTAGTTGCAAACGGTACTAGCTTAGATACGCACACTCATGGTGGAGTAACAACTGGTGGTGGTAGCACAGGAGCACCAAATTAAATGTCAGATTACGGTGATATAAAATTACATTCTGTATCTCATGATATCTTTGTGGAAGGCAATGAACTAGCTATTATCTTAGACACCACAAACGCTATTGTACAAAGGCTGACAATAAAACTTCAGTTTTTTAAAGGTGAGTGGTTTTTAAATAAATTATTCGGTATTCCATATAATCAATCAGTGTTTGTTAAGGGTGCTACTAAAGCTCAAGTAGATTCTATCTTTAGATCACAAATAATAAACACTGAAGGGGTTGAAGAGATAATTAGTTTTAACTCAACATTTGATGCAGCTACTAGAAATTATTCAGTTGGTTTTTCTTGTAGAGCTGTCACAGGTGATACATTAGTTTTGGAGATATAAGTGGCAGGATTAACAGGTACAGGTCTTAGCATTAAAAGGCTTCAAGACATTAGAGATGAAATAACCACCAGACTTACAGGTTTCTTTGGGGAAGGAATTAATACCACAGAAGATTCTGTATTTGGACAAGTTAGAGATTCTGTAGCACCCGGAGAGTCCTCAGTTTGGGAGCAGCTTCAAATAGTATATGATTCTCAGTTTCCTTCAAGAGCAGAAGGACAACAACTAGATGATAACTGTGCAATTGTAGGTGTATTCAGAGGTTCAAATACTCCCACACTAGTAACTGCGTCAATAACAGGTGCTAATAATTCAACGATCCCTATAGGGTACACCGTTGCTATAAATACTACTCAAGAAGAATTTGTAGTTTTAGGTCAGAACGAAATGAATAATGGTGCAGTTACTGCTGCATTAATAAGCGTAGACACTATTACAAACTCAACAACTTACACAGTAACTATTGACAGTATTGCAGCTACTTATAATTCTGATGCAAGTGCAACTGAAGCTGAGATTGTTGCTGGATTAATTGCAGCAATACCAATTGCAATTCCTTCTGTTACTGCGGTTTCTACTATCAACTCAAACGAAATTCAAATATCCTCAATAGATGCAACATCATCTAAAGAAATACTAATTGATACCAATATTTCTTTTGTACATGTAACTTCCAGAGTCCCTATGAAGTCTAAAAACTTTGGGCCTATACTTGCTCCTGCAAACCAGTTGATTGATATAAAAACTTTTATATCAGGAGTAACGAGTGCTACTAATGTTGAAGCTGGAGCGTTAGGTACTATTGAAGAGACTGACACTATATTAAGAGAGAGAAGGGATTCTGAACTTTCTAAAACAGCATCTACAGGGGTTAACGCTATAGCAGCTAGAATCAATTTAGTGGATGATGTAAGGTCAACTGTTGTATTAGAGAACTATACAGACTCAGTTGATGGTAACGGATTAAACCCACACAGTATACAGGCTATCGTAGATGGTGGACTTGATGCAGATATTGCAGCGG